ATAATACGCAGTATACTAAATATAGAGAAGATCTTAAAAGTTTAGGCTTATTACTATATAATGATGAGAATTATTTCTATGATATTAATACTCCACCTAAAGAATGTTAATAACGTATGGCTTCTATATCAGATAATAAAAACCCTTTGTACAGAGACACTACTTCTGAAAAGACCTTAGAAAATATTTATAAAGAGGTATTAGAAGAGTTTCAAGCTAGATTTGGTAAAATGCCGCTAGATAAAAAATACCTTAGCGAAGAGTTAATAGAATCTATTTGTAGAAGCCAGTTTAAATTTCTAGCTGAGAAAGTTATGCCTGAAGGTAAAGGGTATTCTTTGAGAATTAAATATTTAGGTATATTTGGATGTACTAATCAAAGGCTACAACAGATGAAGAAATATCAAGAATGGTTAACTCCAGCCCAAACGACCGATCAAAATAACATAACTATAAATGAAGATAACCCAAAAGAATAAGTTCTGTGAAACTTGTCCAAATGAAGCTAATAAATGCAGTTGTAATAAAAAATCAGTAAACCAAAAAGAAAGTAAGAAGCAAAAAAGAGAGAGTAAAAATTAGCTTTGTAGTTTGGATATAGGTATCCGGAGAAATTAGGAGGGTTTTCAAGAGTTTACCCTGGCTTCATAACCTCTAATATAGCGAGCCTAGATGTCTATATTGAATAGGAGAATTAACTACCTGCAACTACAAAGCTTACTTTAATCTATTTAAAGTAAATTAAAATGAATTTAGTAGTAGATAAAATGTATGGGTATAAAGACTTGGATAGTTTGGTCCCAGATTTAATAGATAAAGAGATTTTATTAGAAAGATATATTATATCTAATATTATTAAAAGGCCTAATGTAGATATTAGTTACAAAATAGAAACTAGTATGCCTATAGAAAATATAGAATATAAGTATATGGTAAACGTTAAAATTTATGAGCAATATAAATGGGTTTAAAACTTATGGTACACTAGCTAGGTTTGAAAAGTACTCAAACTTTTGGGAAATAAATCCTAACTATAGGATAGTACCGGAATTTAATGAACTTTGGAAAAAAGATAGATCAGAGAATAAAAATCAATCTTCTAAGAAAATGTGGTATATCGCATTTATGAATGATATATCTGTAGATAATACTATGAGAAATATACCTCAAGTAGAAAGAAAAGCTATATTATTAGAAGAGTTAGGTATAGATGAAATAAATGAAGCAGAATTAACCCTAGCTATTAAAAGGTATATAGAGTTAGGGGAAACTCCAGCTATTAAAGCTTTAAAAGCCTGGAATGATAAAATAGAAGAGAGAGCTAAGTTTTTATCAGAAACTAGTTACTCGCTAGATAATGCTGAAACGCTAGATAAACTATTGTCTAACACACCTAAGATATATGGAGATTATCAGAGAGTTCTTAAAGAATTAACTCAAGAAGGAGGAGATAGTAATGGTAAAGGTGGATATTCAAATCCTTCTATATTAGATGAATAAATAACTATTCAATTAAATTATAATAAATTGATTATATATGTTCGATTATTTAGATTATAAAAATACATTTCCAGTAGAACTGTTTAAATACACAGATTTACCTAATAATCCATATAAAGCAAATTATAGACAGTATTGGAATGAGGATATTCGTAGAAACATAGAAGGTATTCAAGTAGAGTACCAAGGTTTATGGAAATGGTTACCAGGACCAATGTTTTTCTATATTAATAGGTTTCATATAGAATTAAAAGATAATACAATAACTTCTCAAACTAAAGTATTAGGGCTACCTAACCTTAGAGATATAGAGTGGATTAAAGGCTATGTTCATGCAGCAGCCAGAGGATTCTCAGGATTTAGAGATGATAAAGAGTATTCTTGCCACCGATTATTAGCTTTACCTAAAGATAAACTAGAAGAAGTATTACCTTTTACAAAAAAACATATAAAAGATAGTATTACTAATCCAGATACTAACGAATTAAAAACTTATGTACCAGTATTAGAATATCTATATAGGTTAAATACTTCTAATTTAGGTAGACCTTATTATTATAATACTGCTAAGAATGTGGTAGATATAGAAACTCGTAATATTGGTAAATCTTTCCTAGGATCTTGTTTTGTATATCATAATTGGGAGTTTGATGGGGCTACTGATTATGATGAATATGAGTTAGGTAAAAAGAATAAAAAACCTTTAAAGTCAGAAACTCTTATAGCAGCAATAGACGCTAAATATTCTAAAGGTACTATTTCTAAATTATTAGTAGCTATGGCTAATTTACCAGGAAGTTGTGTTATAGGTAATGATAAATTCCCTCCACCATTATTTAAAAAGTATTCCGGATCATTAGAACCTAGTAAATTTATAATAGCCCAGCATGAAGTTAAGGAAGGAGGAGTATGGACTAAAAAAGGTTCTAGTTCATTATTACACCACCGAACTTTTACAGATAATCCAATGGCAGCCAACGGTACTAGGGGAGGTTTTAATCTAATAGAAGAAGTTGGTTTTATGGGTAATTTAATACCTTCTCTAGGACAATTAGCAGAATGTACTACAGCAGGAGGAGATAAATTTGGTACTATATGGATGACTGGTACTGGAGGTGATATGGAAGGAGGGTCTACAGAAGCTGTTAAAGAAGTGTTTTATGACCCATCTGGATATGACTGCTTAGAATTTGATGATTTATTTGAAGGCTCTAATAGAAAAATAGGATTTTTTGTACCGGCTTGGATGGCTTTTGATAAATATAGAGATAGTCTAGGTAATGTTAATAAAGAGCTGGCTATTAAAGAGTTAATGGCTACTCGATTAGAATTAACTAAAGCTAAAAATAAAGATCCTTTAAATAGTGAATTACAATCTAGGCCTTTAGTTCCTTCTGAAGCTTTCTTAGCTAAAACAGGTACATTACTACCCATAGCAGATATAAAAGCCCAACTCAATCACGTAGAATCTTTATTTGACACAAACGCTTATATACAAGGGTTACCTATAAAATTAGTAATGGATCCTATTACAGGTAAACCAGTATCAGAAGTTGATCCAAGCATAACTACTTCTAAAGTACAAATCAAATACCCTACTAAGTTAAGTAAAGATAATTTAGATGGTAGTATTATAATATGGGAAGATCCAGTAGAAAACCCTCCTTATGGATTATATGTAGCTGGTACTGACCCTTATGCTCATGATGATACTTCTACAGAAATTGTATCAGTTGGTTCCACTTATATATTAAAAAGGGCTATGCCGGGATATGGTAACCACGATAAAATAGTAGCTGAATACGTAGGTAGGCCAACAACCTTAAAAGAACATAATGAAAGAATAAGGCGTTTATTAATATATTATAACGCTTTAAATCTCTATGAAAATAACTTTAATAACCTAAAAGAGTACTTCGAAACAAAAAATTCTTTATATTTACTTGCAAATACTCCAACTATTCTTAAGAACACCCCAAATAAAGGGCAGCCTACTAAAGTATACGGTATAAGAATGCACGGAGATTTGAAAAAAGAAATAGAAATATATTTAAGAGATTGGTTGTTACAAGAAGTAGATACAGATGGTACAATTAATTTACATCATATATATAGCATACCTTTATTAAAAGAATTACTGGCTTATAATGAAGAAGGTAACTTTGATAGAGTAATTGCGTTAATGTTAACTATAGTTCAAAAGCTTGAAATGCACCGAATTATAGTTAAAAAAGCAGAAGATAGAAATAAGATAGACCCTTTCTTTTTAAAGTCTCTGTTTGTAAATAGAAGTAAAAATGATAATAAAAGTTGGTTTTAATACTAGCAATAATATAAACTACACACATGGCTGATAAAGTAGATAATAGTCTAATAGATATGTACAGGGCTACACAAATGCCTCCTCAAAAACTATCTGAAAATGAAAAAACTTTAGATTGGAGGAAAAGATGTGTAGATGCTATTATAGGACTAACTGCCTATAGCACTTTTAATGGTAGACCTACTAGATATAGGAAACAGGTAAACTGGAATTTACTTAATTCTAAATTTGATGAAAGAGATATAGAGTATGTGACAAACCCTTTTGGTATATATCAACAAGGAGTAGGTACTCCAGCTAAAGCCGAGATGTTTAACTTGATTAAACCTCAAATAGAAGTTTTAAAAGGAGAAGAGCTTAAAAGACCTTTTAACTTTAGAGCAGTAGGACTAGCCGGAGAAATAGTTACTGTTAGAGAACAACAAAAGAAAGAACTAATAGGTCAAATGTTACAACAGGTTATTACAAAACCTTTAACTACTGACCAACAAGACGAACAAGGTAATCCTATAATGAAACCTTTATTTAATAAATTAATGAAGGACTTTGAAACTAATTATGAGGATACCAGAGAAATATTAATTAATAAATTACTTAGAGCTGGGTATTTAAAAGAAAAGCTAGAATATAAGTTTAATAAAGGTTGGGAACACGCCTTGGTAGCAGCCGAAGAAGTTTATTATACCGGTATAGTTTCAGGAGAACCTACGATTCGTACAGTAAACACTTTAAGATTTGATTATGATAGACTTCCTGATATGGATAAAATTCAGGATGCTCAATGGTGTAAAGAAGAAAGGTATTTATCAGCTGGTCAAATATTAGATGAGTTTAGACAATTCATGACAGAAGATGAAATATCTAGAATTGATAAAGGCCTAACCGGAGCTAACTGGAGAAGACCTACTGAGTTATTTGGTATGTACACTTCTGAAAATACAGGTTATACCTTAAGTGATAATATATATGATTACTCTATGAACCCTAATACTACGTATTATCATAGTTCTCATATATTAGTAACTACAGTGTGTTGGAGGTCAATGCGTAAAATAGGATTTTTAACTATAAAAAGTTCAGATAACCCAGACAGACCAGAGTACACTATTGTAGATGAAACCTTTAAATTACCGAAAAATCCTCTTATTAAAATTGAAAAGAATTATAAAGATGATGGAAGTGAGACTTATTCTTGGATTATGGAGAACCCACAAGATCCTAATAATCCTGATGCAGAACCTATCTCAATAAGTTATGAGTTAGAATGGCAGTGGATTAATGATATTTGGGAGGGTACTAGAATAGGTACAGATATATATGTTAATATTAGACCTTTACCAAATCAAATAGTAGATACTAGAAACCCTTCTAAGAAACCTCTACCTTATATTGGTAGAATATATAATGCTACTAATGCAGAAGCTATGTCTGTGGTTGATTTCTTAAAACCAATTCAATATACGTACATTATAGTTTGGTATAGACTAATGACTGAATTAGCCAAAGCCAAAGGTAAAAAAGTATTATTTGACGTAGCAGCCATACCTAAGAGTCAAGGTATAGATATGGAAAAATGGATGTACTATTTTGATAATTTAGGTATTGCTTGGGTTAATAGTTTTGAAGAAGGTTCTGAAGGAGCTTCAGCAGGTAGATCAGCAGTGTCTGTATTTAATCAATATAAAGAATTTGATTTAACCTTATCTCAATCAGTACAACAATATATTGGTATTATTGATAAGCTAGAAGAAATGGCTGGTACAGTAACTGGTGTTAATAGACAACGTCAAGGACAATCTTTTGCTTCAGATACTGTAGGTACTACTCAGAATGCTATGGTACAGTCTAGTTTTATCACAGAGTCTTATTTCTATATTCATAATGAATGTAAAGGAGATGTTTTAGAACAAATGATTCACCTGTACAAAATAGCTTATAAAGAAGGGGGATACCTTTCTTATATGCTTAGTGAAACAGAACGACTGTTTTTACAAGTAGATGGTGATTTGCTTAATGATTCTGAATATGGTATATTTATCGTAAATAGTACTAAGGAAAATCAAACATTTGAAACAGTTAAAGGATTAGCTACTCAAGCGTTGAATTCAGGAGCTAACTCTTTACGAGAAGTATTTAAAGTAATTAAATCTAACTCTTTAGCTGAAGTTGAAAATATAGTAGATCAAGCAGAAGCTGAAAGACAACAAGAAGCACAAGCTCAAAGAGAGCATGAACAACAATTAAAAGATAAAGAAATACAAGCTGCTAAAGAAGCTAAGGCTGAAGATAGAGCGTTTACTGCTAAGGAAAATCAATTAGATAGAGCTAATAGGATAACTGAAAAACAGATAGTTGCTTTAGGATTTAATGAAGATAAAGACATGAATAACAATAATGTTCCAGATGTAATGGAATATGAAAAGTTAAAGACTAAACAACAAGAAATAGCTTCTAAAGAAAGAATAGAGCAAAGTAAGTTACAGCAAAAAGCAGCTATTGAAGATAGCAAGTTAAAAGCTCAAAAAGAAAAAGATAAAAATGCTCAAGCCTTAGAAAAAGAAAAAATGGCTAATAAACTAAAAGAGGCCAAGATTAAAGCGGCGGCTCAAAAAGCTAATAAACAAAGATCAAAAACTAAAAAATAATAACTATGCAAAAAGATAATAGTTGTGAATTAGCGTCTTATTTAAGGTACACTAAAAATCAAGTAGAGACATATCACTTGCAAGCTATAGGTATTAAAAACCTATTAGCACATGAAGTACTAGGAGATTTATATTCAGATCTAAATACACTAATAGATAAGTTTATTGAATGTTACCAAGGTAAATATGGAGTTATTAAAAATTATAAAATACTAGACTCATCTGAAGATAGTAATTATGTAAAACACCTAACAGAGTGTGTGCAATACTTAGAAGATTATAGATATGATGATCTAGATAAAACAGACACGTTCCTCCAAAACATACTAGATGAGATCATAGCAGCTATTTATAGAGCTATATTTAAACTAAAATAAAACACATTTTAAGTGAAAAAATGAGGTTTTTACAATAATTTGAATATAGTAAACCTAAAAAAATTTGTTATATAAAACCTTTTAATTTTAAATTTGTATAAATATGAAAAACAACAATGAAGCAAAACAAAGTCAAGGCCAAATTGAAGCTATGGCAGACTTATTTAAACTGGATACTTTTGAGTATTCTGAGAGTGGGGAAGAAGGTACTCAACACATATCAGAAGAAGATGGTTCTCAAGATGAAGAGGAAGAGTCAACAGGAGAAGATGAGAATTCAGAGGAAGAGGGTTCAGGATATTCTGAAGAAGAGGAGGGTTCAGAAGGAAACCAAAATAACGAGGATAGTGATACAGGAGAATTTTCCTTTGTTCCTTTTGTTGAAGATTTAGTTGCTAACAGTGGATTAGTTTTAGATGAATCTAAAGAATATGAAGATAGTGTAGAAGGGTTTAGGGAGATTATAGAAGATAATATCCAAGCTGGTATTGAAGCATACAAAGACAGCCTAGGAGCCAAAGCTTTAGAGTTAGTAGAATTCTTAGAAGCTGGTGGAGATCTTACTGAATTTATGGCTTTAAATGAAGTTGATTATAATAAGATTGACTTAGATGACGAAGATAACCAACAGAACTTAGTAGTTGAACACTTAGAAAAAACTGGACATGAAGAAGCTGAAATTGAAGAACTATTAGAAGAATATAAAACTACTGGTGGTTTAGCAAGACAAGCTAGAATAGCCCAGAAATATCTAGCTAGAGAACATGAGAAAGAAGTAGCTTTTGCTATTGCTAATAAAAAGAAAGAAGAAGAAGATTTCCAAAGAACTTTAGAAGAACAAACCGAGCAATTATACAAAACAGTTATTGAAACTAAAGAAATTAAAGGAATTAAAGTAACTAAAAAAGAAATGGAGCAAGTATATGATTATATGGTTTCTCCAATAGATAATAAAGGTACTACTAGATTTATTGCTGAAGTAACAGATGAGGATAGATTAGCTTTTGCTTATTTTAAAATGAAAGGTTTTAAATTTGACGATCTTAAAAAAGAAGTAAAAAGTGAAACAGCTCAAAAACTTAAAAAGCACTTAGGTAGATATAAAGATAATAATGCTATAACTAGAAGTGAATCAGGGAATAGAAATGAAGGTAATGGAGGAGAGAACTTACATATTCCGGATATTTGGGGTTAAAAATTTAAATGTAAATAATGTTAAACTAAAAACAATTTGATAAACTATGGCTTTTAATGCTAAAATTAGTCCGTTACAGTTGTATACAACTCGTAACTTTGCTGGGCTTACTGAATCTAACCACTTATCAAATGCTTATATGACAGAGCCGGCTAAAGTAGGTGCTGTTTTAGCATACGCATTTGGTACAGATTACCGTTACACTAATGGTAACAACTCTATCTTATCTCTATTAACAGGAGGTATCGGTAATGCTATGGAAATTGACAACCGTGAATACTCTTGGTATTTACATGGTCAAAATGATCGTGCTATTGAAGTAGTTGCTAACTACAGTGATGGTGGAGCTACTCCAGGTTTATCAGGATCTACCTTCCGTGTTAAATTTGCTGAGAAATGGTTCTCTGTTACAGACTTATTGTTTGCTGATGACCAAACTCAAGTAAGAGTCAAAGAAGAGCCTTATCAAGAAGGTAATGGTTGGGTATATACTTTAGAACTTGCTACTTCTGATTTCAGTGCTTTCATTGACCCTACTATGATTGCAGCAGGAGCTAGATTCTCTAAAGGATTCTCTCCAGTAGAAGAATATTCTGCTAAAGGTGGTAGCACTAACTACGCTACTCCATTTATGTTACGTAACCAGTTAACTACTTTACGTAAGCAGTACGAAGTAACTCGTTCAGCTGCTACTGACGTATTAGTTATGGAACTTTATGATCCATCTGATCCAGGTAAGAAAACTAAACTTTGGGTTAAGTTGGCTGAATGGGTAGCTATGGCTCAATGGTATAAAGAATTAGATTATGCTTATATCTATTCTGAGTACAACAAAAACACTCAAGGTTATGTTAACCTTAAAGGAGAAAACGGTCGTCCAGTTTATATTGGCGCAGGTTTACGTCAGCAAATTGCTCCAGCTAACGTTCGTTACTACAATAGACTTACTTACAACATCTTAGATGAATTCTTGTTAGACTTGTCTTACCAAGCTTCTAAATGGGGTGGTGATACTAAATTCGTAGCACTTACTGGTAAAATGGGTATGCGTGAATTCTCTAGAGCTATCACTGAGTATTTCAACGGTACTGCTCCTAATATTACTATTACTAACAACTCTGGTCAATTCATCGGAGGTAAAGGTAATGAGTTGGTATTTGAAGGTAACCAATGGATTACTGCTAAATTCCCTAATGGAGTTGAACTTACAGTAAAAGAATTCCCGGTATACGATGATATCGTTAAAAACCGTGTGTTACACCCAATCTCTAAGAAACCTATTGAGTCTTACCGTTTCACTATTATGAACTTTGGTACTAAGAATGGTCAAGCTAACATTAAGAAAATGGATAAAAAAGGATCTGGTATGGCTATGTGGCATATCGCAGGTTCTACAGATCCTATGGCTGGTGTAGCTAAATCAATTAATACTATGAGATCTTCTGGTATTGATGGTTACCAAGTACATTTCTTAGCTGAGACTGGTTTAATGTTACAAGACCCTACGTCTTGTGGTGAATTGATCTTCTCTCTAGATGCTTAATAAACTAAAGGTAGGGGATTAAAACTCCCCTACTTTTTATTATCTTTGTTATATAACTATAAAATTATGAGCAATCCAACACTTATTAAAGTAAAAAAATTCAAAACTGATGCTTGGTCTGGGAAGCAATTCTTTGACCAATGTGCAGCTGTATTATCTGTGAACTATAATCCATTAGGTATTTTAAATACTGGATTAACACAAGATGATGAATCTAGATTAGAAAAATCTTTAGGATTACCTCAAGGAGAATTATCTAGAAGTAATATTAAATACTGGTCAGAATATACTGTTAAGATACCTTCTGATGGATTAACGCTAGATTTATCTCTACCAGAACATGAGCTTCAATATAAAGTATTGATTGCTAAAAACTCAACAGTAGCTAAATCTTTACAAGAAGCTGCTACAAAACCCAAATGCCAATTTGTAATTACTTCAGAAGAATCAGAAGCCTCAGCTGAAGTAGATACTAAAGAATATATCCCTAGAGCTTGGGCTATTTACGAAAGTAAATCAGTAGAAGAAATGAAGGATATATTAGCTGCATTTGGTAAGAATATGCACCTTAGTTCTAATGCTGTAGTTAAAAAAGCTTTAATGAACCAAATAGAAGCAGATCCTAAGATTTTCGTAGAAACTCTAAACGATCCTAACTTTAAAAACGTTGTGTTTATTAATAAACTCATTAACAACAGAGTAATTAGTAAAAAAGGTACTTCCTTTACTTTTGATGGTGAAGTAATTGCTACAGGAGTAGATGGATTAATTGCTTATTTAGCTTCTCCAGTTAACCAAAACATTCTAGCTGCTATGAGTATTAGACTTAAACAAGCTTTAGCTCCAGTATCAGTAGCTCCTAAAACAACTGGTTCATTAGAAGATTTGCTAGAAGCTAATACATCTGTAGAAAATTCAGAAGTGGTAGCTACACAAAAAAAAGGTGGAAGGCCTAAAAAAGAAGATACTTCAAGTACAGAAGGTACTTTAGAACAAGAATAAATAATAACCCTCATTTAATAAATAACTATGACTATACAAGAAATGCACACAGAATTTAGATTGGCTTTTGACAAGCTAGAGTCTAGTGCATACCCAGATTATCAAGTAGAAGAAGTAGATTATTTATTAAATGAGGCTATTATTAGATTTGTAAAAACTAGATACTCTCCTAATAACTTATATAGAAAAGGATTTGAAGAAATCCAAAAACGTATAGATGATATTAGAAGTTTAGTTAAAACGGCTTTTTGCGCTACAATAGCTACAGGAATAGAGCCTAATGTATACAAAGCTAATCCTCAAGTAATGTTTACAGACGAGGCTCAAACTTCACCTATTAACCCTAATGATAGATATATGTTCTATCTTAGAGGTAGAAGTAGAAATGTAAAAACAGGTTGTCCTAGTGTATATAAATGGGTAAGATTAGTACAACATGATGATTTGGATTATTTAATGGATGATCCGTTTAATAAACCTTATTATGGTAGAGCTTTAGCTTATTTTGAAGATAATGTTATTTATGTAGCTACAGATGGTAATTACTCGATAGATAACTTTAAATTAACCTATTTGAAATGGCCTATTAAAGTACAATATGGTTCAGTATATCCATCACCAGTAGCTGATGTAGACTCTGATTTACCAGAACATACGCATAAGGAAATTATACAAATAGCCGTATCAATAGCTTTAGAAAACATAGAATCTCCTAGACAACAAAGTCAGGAAATGAATTTAAATAGAATGGAATAAACAAACAATTAATTATAACTAAAACAATTTACAATTATGCTAAACAGAGTTAACGATGTATTTGTAACAAACACTACTGGTGCTAATACTGGTACTACAGTAGCTACAGCAGTTGCTGGGGACATCCTTATCCTTAACAGAGCTATGGAAGTGGTATCTGCTCCTATTGTTGCTGTGTCAGATAAACTGGATGTGTTCTATATTGCTAAAGGTGTAGGAGCTGGTCAGGTAGTTTTATCTAACCCAATCCAAACTAAAAATTTAACTAAAGTAACTCGCTCTGGATACTCAGCAGCAGTAGAATTAGTTAAAGCTATTGGTTATAACGGTACTTCCGGGGCTTTAAACACTCCTTTGGATTCTACTGAATACCAATTAAACTTAGTATTCCTAGATGACCAAAGACCTTGGTCTGGTGAAAGACAAACTAGACGTAGTTTCTCTTATGTGACTTCAGCTTCTGCTACTCAAGATGAGATTGCGCAAGCTTTTGTTGATGCTATTAATGCTGACACATTTGCTTCAACTTATGTAACAGCTGCTAAATTATCTTCCGGGTCTGATAGAGGTATTCAAATTACTGGTAAAGTAATTCCTGACAACTCTTTAGATTTACATTACCAAGTAAATTTCGACTGTTCTTTATTCCCTTATGTAGGAATTTATGCAGGAACAGCAGAAACAGTATCTACTGTAACAGCTAAGGCTTGGGGTAATGGTACTTATAGTTTAGTAAGAGACTTAGAAGAAGCTTCTTTGGCTTACTATGGTAAAACTAACCGTATCCAATTCCCTATTGATACTACCCCAGCTATTTCAGCTACAGTAGGTAATACCTATAATATTACTACTTTAGAGTATTTCAATGAGCATACTGGAGATCAGCAAAAACAAATGAAGTCACCAATGTCTACAGTAGTAGCATTCCATTCAGCTTCAGCTCCTACTAAATCTACTAAAGAAACTACTTTTGTAGATATTATCGAGTCTATTGCTGAGATTATGGGATTAACTTTTGTTGAGTAATCTACATAAAACAAGTTAAAAGTAGGGGTAGAAATATCCCTACTTTTTATTATATTAGCGTATTATAAATAAAAACGTATGGCTACATTACAAGAAATAGTATATGGGTATAAAGATTATAGGAGATCTGGCTTACAAAGTCAGTCCGAATCTTTAGATGATAGACTAGTAGCCTTTTCTGTACATTATTACAGAGCAAAACTGTTAAAGGAATCACTTCAAAAAAACAACCTAATATCCTCTCAATTTTTTTCTACTCTAGGTAATCTACAGTTAGTAAAAGCAGATTTAAATGAAGCTTGTACTATAGTAGACTGTACCTATAGAACACCTGATTTACCTCAGATACTTACCTACAATGGGTTAGAACAATACACTTATGTAGGAAGTTCTGATGGTTTAAATCCTTATTCAAAGATAACTTTTAATAGATTGGCTTATGAAAAATTTGCTAAATACACTGCGAATGTACCTAAATGGTATCAATATGGAAGTTATATTTATGTTATCAACAGGCCAACTCCAGCTACAATATATGTTTCTATTAGAGGGTTATTTACCAATCCTACTGAAGTAGAGAAGTTTAAAGCTGCTAATTGTCCAGATAATAATCAATGTACAGATCCAGAGTCTATGGAGTATAATTATCCATTACCAGATGATATGATTGATACTATTTATAAACTAATGATAGATGCTGAAAATAGATTTGGGCAATTAACACCTCAAGATACTTTAAATGATTCAGCTGATTCTGTAGTAACAAATAGACAATAACAGTTATGGATAAAAGTATTTTCAGATTAAAGAAAATAGATAGGTCTAGAAAACCTAAAGAAAAAGTTAAAAAAGGTAAAGGAAGACCTAAAAAAGATGGTATATTATTTCAAAATAAGAAAGTACTTAAAGATCCGGAAAGACTAAATAAAAAGTTTAAATCTCCTTATTACGGTATAAAAGATATACTAAAATATTGTAGATCAACAGTAAATAAAACATCTGAATTATCTGAAGCAGAACTAAAGTTTATAATTAACGCTTTTAATAAAAAACTTCAAGATGCTATAGTAGATAAAGGAGCTGTAATAAGATTACCTTATAGATTGGGTAAAAT